CGCCAGTCTCTATATCTGCCATTCAGGCCTCCTTAATACAAATTACTCCGCTTCGCCCGCACTTTCATTCGTGCCGGCATCAGATCTTCGCAGCCGTAGCGCACCGCATCTATCGCGTGATTGTTTTTATCCGGATACGCCGATATAAATTGGCCGTCCTTGGTCTGCTCATACTCATAGGACACAAACTCCCGGTAAGCATGAGGGCATCGGTGCTTATCAATCACGATAGCGGACAGATCCTGCAGCCATTTAATTCCGTATTCTATGCTGTCAGGGCCTTTTTTTGCCCCGAATATCTTAAGCCCGAGGTCCGTCATCTCCCGGATTGACTTAGGCTCTGCAGAGTCCGCCCGGATAATTCCCGACTCCCCCATATGGGCTTGTATGAGCCTCACAGCGGCCGGATTGGTCAGCTTAGGCTGATAGATCTCATCATAGATGTACAGCTCCTCGTGTTTGGCGTCATAGTGCATTGCCACCCATGCAAGCGGATCCACCGCAAAGCCAAAATCAAGGCCATACCTGCGCCGGTCAAATAACTGCATATCGGCATCCGTAAACCGCCGGTTTTCCACGTTTTCAAAAACGCTTCCCCCGGTGCCCGTGACCTCCCCGAGGTACTCATGCCGGTATGCTTTTTCATTTCGGTTTTTGAGCTTATCGGCCTCTGAAAAAAACTGGTCACCCAGCCAATCCCGGGGCACCTGCAGGTAATTAGAGTGGTGGACAAGCCTGTCAGACTCATCAATCAGCATTTCTGTATTTACCCAATTATCCCGGGACTTAGGGGGATTGTACGACGCAAAGCACCAGTATTTTGGGCCACCGCGAAGCAGAGACTGATTAAGGTTTCGGATTTCCTCCATCCCTGCAAACTGGTCTAATTCCTCGTACCAGACGACGCCCACATAACCAAAAGGCAATTTAATAGATTTGAGCTTAGATTTATCATCGACTCCAAAAAACAGTATTTTCTGGCCGGTGGCAATGCGTATCATCTCCATAGGATTGGTATGCCTCTTCCATTGCCCCGCCATGCCCAGCTTATCGATGGCCCATTCCATCTGCGCATAGACCGAGTTACGCAGCGTGTTGGCCACCTTGCGTAGGACCACCGCATGGCAGCCTGGATGCTGTATAAGCAGCAGAGGGATCTCCTCTGAGACGTATGATGATTTCAGACCGCCGCGGCCCCCGCCCAGCACATAATGGGTATGACCGTGTTTTTTTACGTCCTGATGCACGCCGTAAAAGGCCGGCCCCATAACCTCACTTAGCCTAATCTGTGTCATCGATAATCACCACCTTATCGTCATCCCCTTGTTGGACATTGAGGTCCATTCTTAGCTTCTGAATCCGGAGCTTCTGTTCTTCGGTTGCCAGGTCTGAGGCGCACATCTCCTCGTACTGCTTGATCATCTTGGTCAGTGTGGCCATTGCCCGGGACTGCGACGCCATAAAGGTGGCCTGCTGTTCGTAGGCCTCTTTATATTCGTAGGCGTCCACCTCATCACCGCTCATCGTATGCCGTCTGATCACTGCGTCTCGGTCGGCCACATACATGATAGGCTGCGCTCTCACAATGGATGCATATTTCAGACATATGTTTTTCCATAGGATTTCCATTGGCGACATCTTTTCAATTTCTTCCACCAGGTTTTTGGTTTCCTCCGGCAGGAATTTTGCAAAGAGCCCGTGCTTTACGGCTTTACGGTTTCCGGGCGGCCCGCCTTTACTGTTGTGGTTGCCATAGGGCGCCCCTATATGCTTTTTCCGTTTCCAACTGTCGCGGCGGGACCAGGACTTGACAGTGTTTACGGATATTTTGTATTTTTCGGCTATCGCTTTAGGGGCCATGCCCTTTTCGTAGTCGGCGCGCGCCTGCGCTCTCGTTTCGTCCATCTACCAATCCTCACCACCCCCCGTTGTCGGTTTTGCAACAAAAAAGGCCGCTGATATCAGCGACCTCCCTGCATTTCTGCTCTATAGGTTGGCACAATTTTGTGCCGACCAGAATCCGATATCAGCGACCCTACATTCTCACACTACTATTATAGCACACCCCCGTGTCCCTTTTGTCCCTTTTTTACACGTCTGAAAATAAGCTCAAAAGCGTCGACGCCGTCTTGCCTTATACGTGCTATCTGGGACTTGCTTAAATGGACAATAGACGCCGTATGCCTAATAGAATGGCACCGCACATAATACTCCCGCAATACCGCTCGCTGGTCCGGATCCTGTATCATATCAAGCAGAGTCAGGGCCTCCACGCGCATATCCAAAAGCTTGTCATACTGCTGATTGATGCGCAGCAGATACTCCTCAACTTTAATCAGGCGGTCTATCGCCTCTTTGGGCATCCCCCCTGATACTCTCTCATGCTCCAGATCGGGGGAACCTACACCGATCATGCGCACACGATACCCCCGGCACTCCGACTCCAGGCTCCATATGTCATGCTGCTGTTTGCGCAGGAGGTCAAGGTACTCCCGCCCCGTCTCGGCGTTGCCGTTACTGTCCATCCGACACCTCCTTAATCAGTCTATCCAGATACCACCGGGCCTTTTTAAGGTCCTCTGCCGTATCATCCTTATGCCCCGCCCTTGATATATACTTAAGGACTGTGCCCCGGAGATAACCCATGTATCCCTCTGGTGACAGCTTTGCGCGCATGTAGTCAATCGTCTCAATGCCCCCATAACAATAATGGTCCGGATGGTTAACCGGATCATTCTTTTTAGGTTGTAGGGCTTTTATGCCATTAACTATGCGCTCCGCGAACTCCCTCCGGCGTGCCTCGAAAGCCGCCCCAGGTACGCAGTGCTCGCCGATTATCTTGTAGCCATATATCCGCTCCTGTCCGGTCACAGGAAAATAAACCACCCAAGAGCCGTTAGCGCCTCCCGTGACCCAGCCACGCCCCAGATCGGGCATATATACCTCGTATCCTGTATAATCTGTCATTTGTTTGCCTCCTTAACTAACACCCGGATAGCCTGCATCATGGCCTCCTGTCCGGACTCTTTATGCTTCAATACCTTCATCACTCTTTCGTCTATCGTCCCCTCCGCCACCAGGTGGCAGATTACGACCGGCCGGGTCTGCCCCTGCCGTTTCAGCCTGGCATTGGCCTGCTGATACTGCTCCAGGCTCCACGTCAGCCCATACCATACGATGATATGCCCCCCTGCCTGCAGATTAAGGCCATATCCGGCACTGGCCGGATGGGCCAAAAGCATAGGCACTTTACCCGCATTCCAGTCTCTGATATCTTGGGCGTTTTCCAGTTTCCGGGCTTTCGGGAAAGCCCGTTGAATCCGTGCCAGGTCAGACCGGAAGGAATAAAACACTAATACCGGACTGCCCTCATTGGACTCTGCTATCTCCTGCAGCGCCTCCAGTTTGGCGGGGTGCACCTCCAGGGTGCGCCCGTCTGCATCGTAGACAGCCCCATTGGCCAGCTGCAGTAACTTTGTGCTGACCGCCGCCGCTGACATGGCGGTGATCTCCTGCCCCTTAAGCTCTATCACCTGTTCGCGCTCAAGTTCTTTATATGTTTTCAGATCCGCCGGTGACAGCTTGACCGGCACTACCACAGGCGGCATCGTTTCAGGCAGTGTCAGGTAGTCCTTAGCTCTCAGACTGATGCAGATATCACCGATTTTGTCATAAATTTCTTTCTCGGCCTGCGGGCTTTTAATCTTGTAAGAAAATATCCGCATGCCATCCCTCTTATCCGGGACAAAGTAATTTTGACGGTACTCAGTAATCGTGCGCCCCAGTCTCTCACCGCCATCCAGCAGATAGATCTGCGCCCACAAGTCCATAAGACTGTTGGGGCTCGGCGTGCCTGTCAGGATAACGACTTTTTTAAAGCATTTCCGGACCCGGCGGAGTGCCCGCCACCGCTTGGTAGACTGATCTTTAAAACTGGTGCTCTCGTCAATCACCAGCATGTCAAATGGTGGCTTGTTATGGCACTGCTCCATCAGCCACACCACATTCTCCCGGTTAATCATATAGACGTCCACCCGACGGTTAAGGGCTGCAATCCGCTGCCGCCGGTCGCCCAGAATAGCCGAAAAGGTTAATGGCCGGAAACAATCCCACTGCCGTGCCTCTTCCTGCCACGTCGCCTCCGCCACCTTTTTGGGAGCTATGACAAGTACCTTAGTACACTCAAAGCTGTCATACAGCACCGCCAGGATCGCCGATAAGGTGATGGACGTCTTACCCATGCCCATGTCAAGGTATACCCCGGATCCGGGGCGGTCCAGGATGTGCTGAATCGCCATACGCTGATATGGATACGGCTTATACCGCATAATTGACCGTCAGGATGCCATCCATAAGCTGATCCAGGATAATGGGATCCTGCACCTTTCCGTCGACAAGCAGCCCCTTTTTTGATAGGTAATAATAATCTTTACGGCCGGAGATCTTGAACCGCTGATACAAGTTAACTTGTATTTTGCGCGCCACCTCCTCGGGGGTGTATCCTCTCTCTGCGTCCTCAAGCGCCAGTATAGCCCGGCGGTACAGTTTTATGTTATTGATGATCGCATGCCGGATAAAAGGGGATGACCCCGGCAGGATACTACGTGATAAGGCTAATTTGCGTTTTAAGACTGTTATATCATCCATGCTGTCTACTCCTCTCTATCAATCGTTTTGCCGTTATTTTGTTGTCCACGGTCACTGCCCTAAAACCTAGATGGTACAGCCACCGTAATACGATTTTTTGTGTTGTCCTCGGGCGCTTATGAGGGGCCTTAAGCTCCGCAAAAATAAGTAATCCGCCCGGCAGGACAACAATCCTATCAGGTACGCCCAACATGCCTGGCGATACAAATTTGAGTGCCAGACCCCCTGCATCCCTGGCGGCTCTCACTAAGGTTTGCTCCACATCTCTCTCCCTCATCTCTAACCTCCTAAAACTGTTGCCGGACCGGCAACACCAATTCTCTAGATCTGGCGTGGGTTTTCGGTCAAGTGTTGCCGAAGTTGCCCGATTTTCCCTATACGTGTGTGTGTAGGCATTACGTGCGCTCTATTACGCGCATATATATGTATATATCTCTATTCATAATCCTATATATAATAATTGGTAACACTGGCAACACTTACCGTGATTCTCTAACACCGGCGCTGGTTTTTTGCCGTTGCCGATTATTTATCTCCTTTTCGGATATAGGCCTTTTGGACCCCATAATAGTTACCAAATCGTAATTTTGTCTGCTTGCCATTTTTTCTGTACGCCTCCCATCCGGGCATAAATTGCATTATAGTGTTGATCTCCCGCATATTGGCATTTGTAAAATTGTTCCTTTTCCCCCCAAACGCCTCACACCATATCTCGAGGGCGCACACTCTGTCTCTTGGGCGCACCCCTTCGTCATCCAAATGCTCATCCTCAGCTAACCATGAGGCCCTCTCATAAGGCTCCATACTCTCCCAATCTTCAGGCAGCATCCTATCTAGATAATCCTGAATAAGCCCCTCCTTTTCGGCTCCCTCTGTATGCGCCTCCTGGAGATCCTTGGCTACGAGCGCCACATCATCCGGGAGATCCAGTGACGGATCCTCCCGCCAGCGCGTATACACCTCTGCCCAGATCTGATCGATATAATCGTCGGTCAGATCATCGGGGCCTATCCGGCCGCGCCCGTGGCATATCATCGGCCAAAATCGGCGCCCGCCGGTGCGATCCTTGAGGAAAATTGAGTCGTTGGTAGTTGCCGCAAAAATGCACTGCCGAGGGAACTCCTCTGTCCGACGTCCGTAGGGCGCCCTGAAACGGTCAACCTGGCGGGAAATAAACGCCTTAATCAGGTCATTTTCCGATTTATTGACGGCTTGCATCTCCTGCAGCTCGATGATCCAGCTGCCCTGGAGCTGCTCCATGGCCTCCTTGCCCTGCAGGGATACCAGCGAGTCGGAAAACCACTGCCGCCCCAGGCGCTTAAGAGTTGTACTCTTACCTATACCCTGCGGCCCGACAAGCACCAGACAGACGTCAAACTTGGCGCCCGGATGCATCACACGCGCTACAGCGGCCTTTAGGTGCCTCATAGTGACCTCTCGGGTATACTTACTATCCTCCGCCTGCAAAGTGTCTATATAGAGCTTACAGGCCCTTGGCGACCCATCCCACGACAGGCTGTCAAGATACTCACGCACCGGATGATATGCATTGTCGTTAATCACCTCAGTCAGAGCGTCGTCGATAATCTGCCGCCCGGTTATCCGGTAATAGCGCGACAGATAATTGCGCAGACTTGCGTCATCCGCATCCCGCCAGATCACATCATCCCCGCGCTTGCGCCAGGGCAGATCACCCTTGCAGACGATGCGGTGGGAAAACAGATCCAACCCCGCACGGCCCTTAAGCAGCGGGTCATGCGTCAGTATCAGGATGATGTTTTCCGCCGTCGGCTCTATCGCGGTGTTTTTGCCCCGCGCTAGGTCGGCCATCCAGTCCAGACTCTGGTCCTCTGGGGGCAGATCCTCGTCCTTAAACAGCTGCTTGACCTCGGCCATAGTCTCATCATTAAGCTGCTTTGCCGTCTCCTTATCGGATCCGGCCATCTTGGTCATGGCCAGAAAGGACGGCAGCTTGTTGGACGGCGTACCGGCCGCGACATCCTCGTCTAAATGGCCAAACAGGTGCAGGCGGACAAGATCGAACGCATTGCACAACTGGCCGGATGATGGATCCGTGCTGTGGTGGCTGTACGCAAACTTGTCATCATAGACCACAAGGCCCCCCGTGGTGCTGCCCCCGGTGTAGGTGTAGCGATCGCCATCCCCTGTGTAGACATCAGGCAAAAATTGGGAGATGGCATCCTGTATGGAGTGCGCCCGGCAAAATGCGCCTATCAGTCCAGGCTTAGCCAGCGGATCCCCCTGCCGGGTAGCGCTGGTGTGCGTTACCTGGGCCTCCCGTTTGCTGCTTGGCCATACGGACACATCGCTCCAGTTGTCATACCGGGCAAGCACCGCATCCGGATCAAGGATAGGCGCATCGTTAGCTTGATAGATGTACTGCCCGTCCTGCGGAGTCGACGGCCAGTACATCAGCCTCTCCGGCTCATAGGTCGTCGGATCCATCGCCTCTATGTCAATATCCTTAGCCAGCATCCGGGCAATGGCCTGATATTGGTCAGGGGGCACAGGCTTAGCCAGCGGGATCAGGATGCGCAGGCGTGGCTTATCCGGAGTGTGACTGTGGGTGGAGTAATAGCAGTAGGCCACCTGCCCCAGCGCCAGGTCAATGTCTGTGACGATATCCCGGCCGGCGGAATCTGCATCAAGCGTGACCACTTGCCGGTACTCTACATTGCCCTTAAGACGTCGTCCGCCCTTAAGGCGCCCGCAGACATAGCCGCCCACATCCTTACGCGCATCTTTGGCTTGCTTGCCCATTGCCTTATACTCGGCTACGGTCTCCCCCGTCCGCGCGGTGGTCTCCAGCTTGGCCACAAGATGCTGCCATGTCGTATCGGTATGTTTCCAGATTTTTGTATAACGTTGTGGGGCGGTAGCAATAGTTATTTTGACATCGTTAGGCACCTGCGCGCCTCCTCTCTTGGGTAATATCGATAGTGCTTATCCGCAGTCCCTTTTCTTCCGCCCAGCGCCTGATAATCGATTCCAAAGCGGGGTTGGTGCTTACTTGTTTGTTGCAAGTGAGCTTGGCCTGTATAAGGGCCCCCCGTGTGACCTCAAGACATACCACCGGGGCGTTGTTCGAGTCGAATGCCCCGAGGACAACGGTTTCTTGCCTAAGCACCCGAGAGCAGTATGTCCCGGCGCAGTTATGCATCTCTCGCCCCAGAGCACGGAGATTGTCGGTGTCGGGGGGTAGGCATATGCTGATCCCGACCTCCGGGTACACCGCGGGGAGCCTCATCGCCGCCCTGTTGTAGTCGATCTCTTTGTTGGTGTGCTCCTGCTTGTACCATAATTTTAGTAATTGGTCATGAGCAGTCTTGACTGTCCAGTGACTTGACCGGAAGACATCTCGGTTGTTGGGGGTCAGGAGCTTATATGTCCTTATGCTGTCCGCTACCGTCCCCCGACAGCGCATGATCATATGAGCTGTCCGGTAGGCCTCCGCAGACCCTTTGGTGCGGTCTATCAGCCGGACTACCCAGGCAAACTCCGTAAGGGTTGACCGCGAAAAGCTGCAACTGCATGTGCAAAAGTCTTGACAGGCCTTGACTGCCAGGTCGTAATTGTTGATGATCCGGAGCAGCTTCGATACCCCCGGAAGATCCAACATATCAGTAAGCACCAGTACGCGGTCTATCGCTTTTTTTCGCGGGATGCGAAATACTGTACGCACCGCGTCCAGGTAAGGTGCGCCCCCACGAGTCAGGTCAAGCAGGCGCTGCAGCTGATGGACGCCCCTATCGGTGCCTACCATGCGATACTCTTCTTCACGGAGATTCCGGGCGTCGGGAACGGCGAGGCGCCATACCAGATTACTAACAGGCTTGTTGTACAGCCCCATATTAGATCGGCAGCATGTCGGTGCATATGGAGATAGGACTTTATGCCCCACATGTTCTTCCTGCATTTCTCGGAATCGTTGGGACACAGCGGACATGAAGCCGTCTAATTTACGCCTTAATTCACTTCGGAGGATCTGCGAAGCGTGAAGGAATCCCAGCACCGTGTCACGTACACGGAAGTGTGATTTGTCGCCTTCAAGCGCCCCGAAGGGCCATAAATCCCGGGTTTCACCTGTGGCATAATCCTTGTAGGTCGCCTTTCGGGTCGAGAAATCAAACCGGATACGCCATTTCCGCAGTCTGGGTGAAAATAAAATTGACGGTTGGTACTTCTGTAGGTCCAAATAAACCGTCTGGGCCTTGATTACAATATCAAGATAGTGCTTATAGGACCTGCCGTACAGGACCATATCGATGGGGGCATAATCCTCTCCCGGTTGGAGGTCGTGTACGGCTGCCGATACCTCGTCTATTACGTGGGCCCCACAGCGAGGGCAGAAATAGTCAGTCTCCCGGCGGATCCACCCGCCCCCCATATTGGTATAGGTGTCCCAATGCCCGCAGAACGACATCCCGCAGGAGGCGTGGAACTGAACAGTCACGGGGCAGTTATAGGTTATACCTATGGCGGTGCCCGAACCGTCGTAATGCGCTCGAACGGCGTCAAACAGCCTTTCGATGTGCGCATACGCAAACTCATCCATAATGCCCTCCCTTAAAACAGATCATCCAGATCATCGACCGGGGCTTTAGCGGGCTCCGGAGCTTTAACGGGCGCCGCCTTTTTTTTGACTGTCTGTTTAGGGGCCTCTTTTTTGACTGCCTTTTTGGCGGCCTCATCCGCGATCAGCAGATCAACGATAAGTGCTGATACCCTGCGGCACTCGTCACAGTACTTAACCGCAAAAGCAAGCTCTTCCTGGCTGCCTTCGGGGGCGTCTTTTTGCTTGCCTTCCAGATATTCTTTGGCCTCTTTGGCCATGTCCCTCTGTTTTTCAAACATATATTTGTCAACCATTTTTGACACCTCTTAATCTTTCATATAATAAGTCGACTCAAACCCATCAGCGTTTTTGATCAA